CGATATGACGCACTAGAAGACAAGTTAGACAATTTAGATAGACGTATTGAAAAAATCGACGATGGCGTCGAAGATATTAAAAAAGCCATAGCAAAGAATTCCATAGGTGCCCATAGCCAACTTATTAAGATTGGAACCGCACTATTTGCCGTACTACTCACAGCATGTATCGGCCTCACAGTAAATTTGATAATGTCGAACTGATATTATGAAGATTGAAGAATTACTTAATCATATCACTGTCCCTGTCACTAACGAAGAGGCAGATGTATTAGCACAATTTAACGGTAGTGCTAAACGTAAACGCGACTTTAATGAACGCGAACAGGTTGTTGTAAACCAGTTAATCAACAAAGATATCTTAATGAGGCAAAACACAAATGGAATTATCGAGTATTCAAAAAAACGCAAATAGATCCGAACTCTTTAAGCAGTTAGATATATTTGCTGAGTTAAATGCATCTAAAGTTGCGTTATGGCAGAAACAAGAAACTGATCGTCTTTTAGACGACCCGGATAATGTCTATATTATCCCTGTTAAGAATGGATTTAAAGTAGGAAGGTCAGCAGTATACGAAAAACCAATTGGTTGGGTAGTTACTTGCAAATCACAAAAGAAGAAGCCATTTGAATTCAACACCAAGAACCAAGCATTATTGTATGCTGTATTGACAGAAAAAGGATATGACAAAGAAGCAGACGAGTATAAACAAGCCTTTTTACAAGTACAAAAGCATGTCACTGATATACAGTTTTATAAACATAATATAAAGGCGGCATGTAATAAGAAAGATTATTTTAAACAAGAAGCACTTGAAAATAGGCTAGATGATAGTATGTATAGACTGGAACTTGCTAAAAATAACTTCGAAAAATCAATTAAGTCGGCTAAATACATAAAACTTAGGGATAACGAAAAATGAAAATATCAGAAATAGGTTTAACTACCTCAAAAGAAAAAGTTAATAAGGTAATTGAATCTCGCTTTGGAGCGAAGATCGATTATTCCTCTCTCACTGTTGAAAAAGCACAGTCTATTATAGAGGGGCTAACATCAAGTCTAGCTAAGTTTAATAACAGCCACAATACTCATGTCGCTCACAAGAATCCTAAGTATGTAGAATGCTTTATGATTAAAGAAGGTTTGACTGCTTGGTTAAAAGAACATCACCAAAAAGATGAAGACGGTAATGTTATTCCACACAAGGAAGAAAAAGTTGTTCTTGAAAGCGAAACAGCCCAAGCAGAAGCAGTTCTAGCTGGTAGAGATATGGTTGATTCAGTGCAAGACATGATGGAAAAGATTGGCAGAATGCAAAACGAACAAATGCCAGCATTACTTGATTCAATACATGATCAGATAAGTGCAGAACAAGCAGAAGCATTTAAAACAGCAGTTGATCCAGTACTAGCAGGATTAGAAGAACAATTACGTACTGGGCGTGAAACGTTGGATGGTGCGGCTCGTTCATTGGCAGGTGAAGAAGTTGCAGGCGCAATGGATATGCCAGCCGAAGAACCAGCAGTTGATCCCGAAGCACCAGCTGAAGAACCAGCCGCTGATGCAGATGCAAGTGCAGAAGCCCCAGCAGACGATTTTGAAGCAACTGATGCCGCCGCTGGCGGTGAAGAAGATGCCGGTAGAGAAGAAAGAGTCTAATGCGTTTAAATGAATTTAATACAAGAGCACTAGATCCTGACGTATTAGAAGATGATGCTGACGATCAAGGACATACTAATTTAGTAACAGCTCTTGAATTCTTGCGTCATAGAAGTCGAGACAAGATGCTACAACCCAAAGTTCGTGTTGATAGCTTGATTGAAATGGTACGCAATACTGGTGCAACGACATTTAACCTAGAAAGTTTAACTAACGCTTTTAAGACTAATGGATCCGTTAAAGGATTGATTAAAGATATCAAAGACGACGAGCACGGTGTGAAGTATGTGTTCCTCAAAGATTTTAGTGACCTAGAAGTAGATAATGAGACTGCTATAGCATATGGCACTAAGGATGATAACCCCGATAAAGTTGTGAAACAAATGGCTAATAGGGCTTTAAAAAATGATTAATTGGATTAAAAACAGAGTAATGGAACGTACTTCATGGGACGGCGGCGCATTAATTGCAGTCGGACTAGTTGTGCTATTTCTTGGACCATTTGCAAAATGGGCGGCTTATGCGGCTATTGCTTATGGTGCTTGGACTATGTGGAAAAAAGAAGACTAATATCTTTCGCACATGGTTTATGGGGTTCCATCCCCGTACCGGCTAGAACCCGGATTGGACTACTATTATAGGAGAAAACAAATGGGAAGACCACTAAATAAAAAGTTCTTTGGAACACCAACCCCAGCAGGAAATGAAATTAAAGTTCAGTTCCATAACGGAACAGGTTCTGTTGCTGGATGGATTATTAAACAGGTTGGAGCAAAACGCTTTAAAGTTACTGATGGTTCAGAAATTAAAGTCTGTTCATTGGTTGATAAAGCTTCAGCGGCTATTGCCGCAGGTGAAATGACTATCACTATCAATGATGGTGGTACGGCAAGACAAGTTACTAAGATTGCCGCTAAGAAAGTTACACTTGACACTGGTACAACAATTAACTGGGACTTTACAGGAACAGGTGATGTTGTCGAAATGGAAGAAGCTGGCGATGATGCTACTATTGACGCCATAGGCACAGACGAAGATGACTTCGAAGGTGATGACGTCTAAATCTTTCACTAATTTATGTGAATTTAGAAAGGGGGTATTTGCCCCCTTTCTTTTTCCATAATTTTACTTGACAAATAAATATAAAGAAGGTATAATACATTATGATTACAGTTTCCGATAAAGCCGCTGAGAAGATTCTAGAACTAGGAGTAAAAGCACTCTTAGTTAAAGTAAAACCAAGTGGCTGTAATGGTTACAGTTATATCATAGAAGAACATACACCACAAGATGATGAAGTTTATTATACCGATAAGAATGTTAAAATTCGAATCGCAGAAGGTAGTGAACCATTCTTATATGGCACTATGGTAGATTACATTACTAGTTCAGATGGCTTTACAACTAAGTTTGATATTGTAAGCTCACTTGAGTCTGGACGTTGTGGTTGCGGAGAAAGTTTTAACATTGATAATTCAAAAATATAATTACACTGATTGCGGTAGAGAAAACATTAACGGCAAACGCCATTACTGTCTGCCCGACGGATCAAAAGCACCTAGTGTTACCACAGTACTAGATCTCACTAAACCTGAAGAAAAGAAAAAAGCATTAATGCAATGGCGCAAACGTGTGGGCGAACAACGAGCACAACAAATTGTTACTGAAGCCGCAAACCGCGGAACTTCAATGCACAAATACCTTGAAGAGTATTGTATTGACGGTAAACTTAGAGATATGCCATCTAATCCATTTCATAAACCACCGTATCGCATGGCTGAAGTTATTGTTCGTGAAGGTATGTCAAAAGTAGATGAAATATGGGGTACTGAGGTTCCTCTTTATTTTCCTGGTGTATATGCAGGAACAACAGACTTAGTTGGTATGTTTAATAATACTCCAGCAATTATGGATTTTAAACAAACTAACAAGCCTAAGAAAGAAGAATGGATTGAAGATTATAAATTGCAAATGGCCGCATATGCATTGGCACACAACGAAGTACACGGAACGGAAATTAATCGTGGTGTTGTATTGATGTGTGTTAAACCTGAAGTAAATGAACAAGGCCAAGTAACAAAAGAACCACAATATCAGCAGTTCCTAGTTGAAGGAGACGAATTTACACACTGGAAGAACCAATGGTGGAAGCGTCTTGAGCAATATTACACAAAAATCTCCAACGGTGAAATATAAAAGAACATAAATAGTTTATATTAAGAGAACTGTTGAGGAACACAAATGGCTGTTATACAAATTTCAAGAATCCAAGTCAGACGTGGATTGCATGACAACTTACCTAGTTTAGCTAGTGCTGAAATGGGTTGGAGTTTAGACACACGTAGACTTTTCATTGGCAACGGAACGGCAACTGAAGGTGCTCCCGTTATTGGTCGTACTGAGGTTTTAACTGAGCATAGTGATATTCTTGCACTTGTAGATATTTTTAGTTTTAAAGCACTACCTGCAGGATTCGTTGCTAACACAGGACCAAACAATACAGAATTTACACGAAGTCTACAAGAAAAACTTGATGACTTTGTAAATGTACGTGACTTTGGTGCAAAAGGTGACGGCGTCACAGATGATACCGCTTCTATTACAAGAGCATTAATTAATACTTTTGGTTATACAAGTACCTACCCTGGTATTAGTACTAGACGAACAATTTATTTCCCAAGTGGAAAGTATCTAGTCTCTGCCGCAATTAACGTTCCTCCATTTATTAACATTGTTGGTGACACTGCTGATAGCACACTAATATTTACAGAAACTTCAAGTACTATTGCAACAGTTTTCCAACTAGTAGACAATAACTCAAACCTTGCAAGTTCATTTGGTGATGCTCTTGGAACTATTACCACACGTGGAAGAGATTATACTTTTAGGAATATTGGAATACAACATGCAGGTGCCGCAATTAGTCCTTGTGTATTAATTGCTGGTGGTGAAAAGATCCTATTTGATAATTGTAAATTCTTAGGACCAGCCGCTAGTACAGTCGATCCTGCAACTACTCACTCAGCAATATTTGTTCAGAACAATACAAACAACGCTGGATTTAAAGCAAACAATATTAAAGTTATTAATTGTGAATTTGAAAATCATGGGTATGGTATTGAAACACTCAGTACTGTTGACAACTTGGTTGTATCAGGAACCAAGTTTAAAAATGTTTGGTTAGGAACAGTACTAAGTGCAGACACTACAAACTACACATTAGAAAACAATTCATCAGAAAGTGTTGATGGCGAAACAGCCGCATCACAAACATTTATCGAATCCCGTGGCGCAAAGAAAACAAGCTCTACCTTAACTAAAACGATTGCACAGAATACAACTGGCACGTTTACTGAGGTTGATTTTCTTGATGATTACAATCATATTACAATAGAATATGTATGCACAGTTGGAACTAATAAGAAAATTGGAAAGTTTAGAGCAGTGGGCACTGGCTCTGCTTATAACTTTGAAGATGATTTTATTTCAACAGCAGATCTAAATGTAGAATTTGAAGTCAATACTACAACTGGAGTAATTACATATAATACAACAGGTGCAACAGGGGATGCCACTCTCACTTATTCAATTGAGTTTCATGCATAATTAAATCCTCATTGCTCATAGTATAATGAGTATAGACAATGTGGAAGCTACGTGACCCAAATCAACGTTTGTTGAACTGGAAACAATTTAGAAAAAGATTAAACGGACTCGATCTTGAGACGGCGCTTCAGGAAACTGTTGACTATTGGTGCTCACCGCCGTGGGCACCTTTTTACTTAGACGAAGAGGATCCAAACTCATGGCCGGCACCATGGGATCTAATTGTTGACAATTATTTTTGTGATATTGCAAAAGCATTAGGCATGGTATATACAATTTACTTAACTGATCACCAGCCTGATATAAAATTAAATATCTACCGAGAGCCGGATACGGGCTGTAATCTAGCATTGGTGGTTATCAACAGGAAATATGTTCTTAATATGAATTCTGGACAAGTATTAAATAGACAATACATAGAAGATAGTTTACAATTAAGATACACGTACAACGTCAAAGAACTAAATCTAGAAAAGTATATATAGGAGATTCAATGAGCCAAATTCAAGTAACAAAAAGAGATAACAGGAAAGAATCTCTTGATTTAGAAAAATTACACAAGGTTGTTTTCTGGGCAACTGAAAATATTAACGGTGTTAGTGCCAGTCAAGTTGAAATTAAAAGCCATATTTCATTTTATAACGGAATTTCTACATATGAAATACAGGAAACTCTTATTAAGAGTGCCGCTGATTTAATTAGCGAAGACACGCCAAACTACCAATGGGTAGCAGGGCGACTTTTAGCATATCATATTCACAAGCAAGTCTTTGGAGCATTTGGTTCACCTGATTCATTATTAGATGTAGTAAAACGAAATGTTAAATCTGGCTTTTATACAGAAGAATTATTAGAAAAATATACAGAAGAAGAGTTCAATCAAATGAACTCTTTTTTAGATCATACTAAAGATGAATCCTTTACGTATACAGCCATGGAACAATGGCGCGGCAAGTATCTAGTACAAAATCGTGTAACAAACGAAATATTTGAAACTCCACAAATAGCATATATAATGATAGCCGCAACATTGTTTGCTGAGTACCCACAAGAAACACGTATGAAATGGGTAAAGGATTATTATGAAGCTATCAGCAATTTTGATATTAGTTTACCCACTCCTGTTATGGCTGGTGTTCGAACACCGCAAAAACAGTTTTCGTCATGTGTCCTTATTGAGACCGACGATAGTCTTGATAGCATCAACGCCACTACTAGTAGTATAGTTAAGTATGTCAGTCAAAAAGCTGGTATTGGCGTTGGTGCTGGACGTATTCGTGCATTAGGCAGTCCTATTCGCAATGGTGATGCATACCACACTGGTGTTATCCCGTTTTATAAAATGTTTCAAAGTGCAACTCGTTCTTGTTCACAAGGTGGTGTACGCAACGGTGCCGCAACATTGTATTACCCAATTTGGCACTATGAAGTCGAAGACCTACTTGTTTTAAAGAATAATAAAGGCACAGAGGATAATAGAGTACGCCACATGGATTATGGGGTTCAATTCAACAAATTAATGTACGAAAGACTCATCTCTGGTGGTAATATTACATTGTTTTCACCCCATGACGTGCCTGAATTATACGAGGCGTTCTATAATAACCAAGACAGATTTACTGAGCTATACGAAATAGCAGAACGTAATACACGCCTTCGTAAAAAGACTATGCGAGCAAGTGAGTTGTTTGGATCGTTTATGGAAGAACGTAAAAACACTGGACGTATCTACTTGCAGAATGTAGATCATGCAAACACACATAGCCCATTTAAAGAAGAAATTGCACCTATTAAAATGAGCAACTTATGTTGTGAAATTGATTTACCAACAGTGCCATTAAAAGATGTAAACGACGAACTGGGTCGTATTGCATTATGCACATTATCAGCAATTAACTTTGGTAATATATCAAAGCCTGAGGACTTTGAAAAAATGTGTACGTTAGCAGTACGTGGTTTAGATGCACTATTAACATATCAGAACTATCCTATTAAAGCCGCAGAATTAGCAACTAGAGAATATAGGCCACTTGGTATTGGTATTATTAACCTAGCATACTTTTTAGCACGCCAAGGACTTTCTTATAGCGATCCAAGTGCTCTTCCCGTTATTGATGAATACATGGAAGCCTGGAGTTATTATCTTATTAAGGCTAGTGCTGATCTCGCCGTTGAGCATGGTCCATGTGAAGGTTGGAAAAATCTAAAGAGTGCTGATGGTATTCTGCCAATTGACACATACAAAAAAGAAGTTGATGAACTAGTAGCTCACAAAGAACGTATGCCTTGGAAGAGTCTGCGTAAACAAATACAAGAAACTGGACAACGTAATGCTACATTGATGGCTATCATGCCTGCAGAAACATCAGCACAAATTAGTAATGCTACAAATGGTATTGAACCTCCTCGTGCATTGGTAAGTGTTAAGCAAAGCAAACATGGAGCATTAAGGCAGGTTGTGCCAGGTTATTGGAAGTTAAGGACTAAGTACGAACTACTATGGGATCAGACTAGTCCACAAGGTTATTTAAAAATTTGTGCAGTTATGCAGAAGTATATTGATCAGGGAATGAGTGTAAATACAAGTTACAACCCACAGCATTACGAAGACGAAAAGATTCCGATGAGTACAATGCTTGGTGATATACTGCTTAGTTACAAGTACGGTATTAAGCAACTATACTATTTTAATACATACGATGGCCAAGGCGAAATTGATATTAATAGTATGGTAGGACAGATCAAAGAACAAGATCTTAAACAAGTAGAACTAGAACCAATCATTGAAGAAGATTGCGATAGTTGCGTAATTTAGATAAGAAAGTAAAAAAAATGTCAGTATTTAATTCTAAAAAAATTGACCAAACAAAGTGTTTGGCATTCCTGGATAAATCAGGTGGAGCCAGCATTCAACGTTATGACCAGTTAAAGTATAAGCAATTTGATAAATTAACTGAAAAGCAGTTAGGTTTTTTTTGGAGACCTGAAGAAGTAGATATTGGTCGTGACAGTAAAGACTTTAAAGAGTTAACCGATCACGAAAGACATATTTTTACTAGTAATCTTAAAAGACAAATCTTGCTAGATTCAGTACAAGGTCGCAGTCCTAACTTAGCATTACTTCCAATTGTTACTATTCCAGAACTTGAAACATTTATTGAAACATGGGCATTCAATGAAACTATTCATAGTAGAAGTTATACACATATTATTAGAAACGTATATTCTAATCCTAGCGAAGTTTTTGATTCAATGTTGGATATTCAGGAAATTGTTGATTGTGCAACTGACATCAGTACCAATTATGATTCTCTTATTGAAAGTGTAAATCTTTACAATTTGTTTGGTGTAGGCACACATACACTTAACGGAAAGAAAGTTACTGTTGATTTGTATGATATCAAAAAGAAACTATTTTTAGCTATTACAAGTATTAACGCATTAGAAGGTTTGCGTTTCTATGTGAGTTTTGCATGTAGTTGGGCATTTGCCGAACTTAAGAAGATGGAAGGCAATGCAAAAATTATCAAGTTTATTGCACGTGATGAAAATGTACATCTTGCCGCTACACAAACATTACTTAAACTACTTCCGCAAGACGACAAAGATTTTATTAAAATACGTAAAGAAACAGAAGAAGATTGTAAAGCCATTTATTTTTCCGCCGCTCAGCAAGAAAAAGAATGGGCAAAGTATTTGTTTTCAGGCGGGTCAATGATTGGTTTAAACGAAGTATTATTAGGCCAATATGTTGATTGGTTACTATGCAAACGTATGACAGCAGTTGGACTTGATTGTGGCTTTAAGCCAGGTAGTAATCCGTTACCATGGACGCAGAAATGGATTGCAGGTGGTAATGTACAAGTTGCTCCCCAAGAAACAGAAATTTCCAGTTATATCGTCGGCGGTACTAAACAAGATATAACAGATAACACATTTAGCGGAATTACATTATAATAAATAATGTAAGCTAAAGGAAATGGAATAATGATCAAAGTTTACACAAAACCTTTGTGCCCATATTGCGATATGGCAAAGGATTATCTACAAACACAAGCAGTTATATTTGAAGAAATTAATGTTATGGAGGATAGTGATGCCCTTTCTTTTATTAAAGGTAAGGGACATCGTACAGTACCACAAATTTACAACGAAGATGAACTGTTGGTTGAAGGTGGATACACTGGACTTGTTAAATTAGGCAGAGAGGGCTTATTAGAGGCAATTGGATAATGACCGCCTACGAGTCCATAGAGACAAAAACGTATAAAATAATGACTTCGTTAAAAGAAGGTGTACATCTTAAGTCTAGTAAAGAGAGAAAAGAAGAGTTAGCAGAATTAGGATTTAATGTAGAGGTTGATATGCGTATAGGTATGCTGTATACACTCGAGTGTGAATCGAATAAAGTTGAGGCTATAGCAAAAGCATTAATAAGTCCAACAATGGAAGACTACTTTATTACTGAAGTTAAAAAAGAGTTTGATACACTAGAAGAAGTTGCGTATGTTAATGTTGATAAGCAGTATAAGATAGAGATGATAAAATGACCGCAGTACATAGAGATACTGACGCAAGAGTTTGTGGGGCCGCTACTACCGTTGTTGGAAATAGGACTGTTAAAGTTAATGGTCTTCTTGCTAGTGTCAATGATGACCCAAATAGTCATGGCGGCGGAGCCATTAGTGCAAGTACTGCTAGAGTATTTGTTGAAGGTAAGATGCTAGTTGAAGTTGGAGATGCCGCCGCACCAGATGGATTATGCCCACCAGTTGGTGGCGCTCATTGTGCTCCAGCAACAGCCAGCGGAAGCCCAGACGTCGTTGTCGGATCATAATAATAACCCAACATTTAAGTAAGCGGTAAATAGTAGTATGACTATTACGCCCACAGTATTAATTGCCGCCAATGGCATACTTAACGACCAAGCATTTGGAGTAAATTCTGATTTTGGCACAGAAGTATTTGACCTACAAGACTATGTTGTTAGTAACGTTGCTGGAACACAAAACACTAGTATATTAAATGCACTTCTAGTACTCAAAGAAAATTGGGAAACTGAAGTTATGACTGATGCAACGGATAGAGATGCATTGTGGGCATTAATTGAAAATTATAAATTTTTACGTGGCAATCGTACTACTAAAACAGAATCACTAACAGCATCAAGTATTCGTGTAACTGATCCTAAATGGGTATGTGACAAGTACAACGACATACATGTATTATTTAATGCTAGTGCAAACAAAACATTTAAAGTAAATTATCTAATGCAACAGTTTGAACCTGTTGTTACGTCAAGCGAAAAAACACATATTTCACTTGCTAAGTTTAAAGATGCTGAATGGGACGACATTAGTTTAGATGTTAAATCACATGATGAAATTGCAAACAACGGTCTTGTAAGATTACTATTAACTGGCAGTGATGTTCAAATTGACAATATCAATTTACTTAAACAAAATTTACGTGTAGCTGAACGCCTTGATGATGTAGCCGGTAGAAGACTTGCTGTATTAAGCAAAGCACTAAGAGATCTTGGACAGTTATTTGACGCTAAAGATTTGGCCAACATGGGCCTAGCTAAAACATTAATTGAAAATATGTACAGTCTTGGTTTAAGTCAAATTGGTGCGTTACATAAAAAAGTATTAGCATTAGAAGTTAATTCGCTTGATGATATAAAAGAAATATACTTGGTAGATATCCTTAGAGAAATTACAGGCAAAGCACTTGATGAAATAATTGAGCGTACTGGAGTTGTTCTACCAGATCCAGCTAAAGTTAAAACACTAGCAGATCTTTTAAAACAAGAAAATCTGTTTAGTAAAGAAGTCTTAGATGAATTGCCAAACGGAACACTTACAGGATTGGCGTCAGTACTAGAAAAGATACCAGGTAACTTTGAAACCTTAACACAAGTATCTGATATGCTTGACGGAGTTGAGATACCTATATTAACCAATTTAACAGCAGAAGCATCACCGTTGCCTGCAACAGATTATGATGCAATTTTAAGTAAAACACCAAAAGGATCTGGTGTGGTTAACAATGTAATATTGCCAGACATGTTCTGCCCAATCACTGGAACTAACATATACACTGCTATTAAAATATTCAACAAGTTCAATGAAGCAGTTGAAAATTTGCTTGGCGCCGCCAGTATATATTCATTGTCAGCAGTTAATCAAGCATCACAAACAACCGACACCTGGCGTAACAACTGGATAACAGCATTAAACTCTATTACAACTTCTACTTCTTGTATTTACTGGCTAAATCGTTGCGAAGAAGAATACGCTGAATTTTATAGACAAACTAGTGTTACTGATAGTGTTTTTAAAGCCTTTTTTGGAACCAGCGAAAGCCTATTAAGTGAATGGTCTGGTTGGGCAGACTCAAACAACCCAAGCGGTGCAACAACATATGACAATCCAGACGGTAATACAGATAGCTCATATGCAAGTTCTAGTAGATTGGTTAACAGTTTACATCAATTTGGAGTTGATACCGGAAACTTGGGCTACAGAGAAACTTTTGAAAAATTAGCAAAAAATAATCGTTTTGGAGACGCTATACGTTCTGCGTTGTCTGAAGGCAAAATGGCTGTCATTGAAGCACGTAATGGAAATACTCTAGTAGGAACATTCAATGAAACTGAATTTCGTGCAGGCCTTGCAAAAGAGGCACTAATTGAAGCAACTGAAAAACGTAAAAAAGCACGTATTGAATTAGATAAAATGATTGATGATATTGCTAAAGGAATAACAGTAGATAGTGACTTGCAAGATATTATTCGTATGCGAGTTGAAAGTACAGTTAATAAAGAACGTGAACTTGCATCAGTTGCAGGTGTAAAAATTAATCCATTTTTGAAATAAACTGATATACCTTTTTAAGTAATCTTTTTACAACTGGATGGTCAGTTTTCCAATCAAACATAGCAAAGTATGCCATTAAGTTGGGACTTAAAAACTTACCCATATCATCTTTAAAACTAGCGGCTTTCCCTGCCATTCGTAGTAATTGTAGAGCTCCATCTTTGTCTGCTTTACGCACAAGTTCATCTGCAATGTTCATTGCGTATGCTTCAATTTCGTCCGGACGAGTCATGTACTCGTAATTTGAGTCACGTTGGTCGTATCCATCTCTGCCATCAACAAAGTCTCTGCCACTATATTGTTGAGCATGTAATAGTTCATGTTTAACAGCATCAGATAATTCGTTTATAAAATATTCTTTACCTTCGTCAGTCCAGTCTACTGTTTTGTCTTTGCTATTAAAAATTAAAGCAAGTTCAATAAACTCGTCTGCACCATCTTCATGATCCTCTGGTTCATAATAAGCACTCAATGCCATTTCGCCACTTGGTACTTCATTTGAGTTGTGTATAACAACACGAAATTGTTCACCTGTTTCGTCAAGTAGTACTTTTCTGATAATTTTGATAATTTGAGATCGTGATTGTCCAGGCTGTAACAGGCTATACAGTTTGGATAAATTGAACTTCTTTTGGGCAGTAATCTCGTTGACTTTCATAGTTGTATTTAGTATAATCAATATAAGACTTTAAACTCAGAGATGTCTGGCACGGTAAATACGTACAGTTCCAGCTCAGATTATTGTGCTGGAATTATGACTTAATAATGCGGAAGGTGAATAAACTAAAAAATAAATCGTAAACATAGGAGATTCAGAAATGTCTTACTTTGAAAATAAAGCAAGTAAACAAAGCGGTCGTGTAGACGATCTGTTAAATGAAGAAGTCCAAGATGAAGATTTTGTTTTTATTGTTGATGGAGTTACTGGAGAATTAAAAAGTGTGTTTTGCCCACAGTTACCGGATAATACACAAGTAAACAGTACCATCATCCGAACATTAAATGTGTTTGGAATCAACGAGCTCGGCGGTCAACCTAAAACTGTACATTAATTTTAAGGAGAAAAAATTATATGATATTTGGTTATTTTACATTAATATCCGCCCTGATTATAAGTGGTATAGCGGCCTACTATTCAATTATTGGTTTGACTGCTATATTCGCGGCGGCACTAGTACCTATTATTGTTATGGGCGTTGCCCTTGAACTAGGTAAAGTTGTGTCAGCTGTATGGCTACATCGAAATTGGCACCAAGCAAGAATATGGATGCGAGGATACTTAACCTTTGCAACCATAGTACTAATGTTCATTACAAGTATGGGCATATTTGGTTTTCTAAGTAAAGCACATATTGAACAAACGAGTGCAAGTCAAGAAAGTGTAGCTCAGATCGAGCGAATTGTAACGGAAATAGCCCGTCAAAATAGTATTATTGAACGATCCGATAATAAAATTAAGAAACTAGAAACTACTGGGACTGGAACAGATGCTAATATCCAATCTCAAATTGACAAGGAACAAAAACGTATTGACAGTGCATATAGTCGTGTAAAACCGGCTATCGACGAACAACAACTAATTATCGATTCGCAGGCAGAAATATACAAAACTGAATTACAAAAAATTGATAATCAACTTCTTGCATTACAATCATATATTGAAGCAGGCGAAATCAAAAAAGCACAACAAATGGTAGGCTCTAAAGCAGACGGACAGTTTGGTCCAAAGACTGCTAAGGCGTTTACAGAGTTCCAAGAAAGAAAAACACTTGACAGGTCCAAGTTGCTAACAAAAATTGAAAACTCAATTAATGATGAAAGAGCAACAGCGGCACGTGAAGAAATCAAACGTTTACGTAAATCAGTTGAAACTCAGATTGCTGACAGTAATAAGTTAATTAAGAAGTTACGCAATAAGATTTCAGCCGTTGATACCAATGATGATATTGAAGGACAGATAGATGCTTTTAGACTTAAGATCAATGACGCAAATACAAAGATTGATACGTTAACAGAGCAAAAATATACTATTGAAACTGAATATCGTAAACTTGAAGCCGAAGTAGGTCCTGTAAAATATATTGCAGAATTTATATACGGTGAAACCGCAGATCGTACTATGCTTGAAGATGCAGTACGTTGGGTTATTGTAATACTTGTATTAGTATTTGACCCGCTGGCTATTTGTTTAATATTGGCTGGTACTCAACAAATCATATGGGGCCGTAGGCTCAAAGCTGAGACTGTTGAAAAGCCAGACGATCATCCAGATCCAGAACCTGAAAAGGAAACGGATCATGATCCAGAAGAGGATGAGGACCAACAAGAAAAACATCTAGACGCCGATGAAGTCTCCGGCGAACCAAAGAGACTTCAGCTTGAATTGGATCAAGCTACATCTGACTTACACCTTGCCGCGGAACTAGCCGCTGAATTTGAGAGCCGTAATCAACAAGCGGAAACTAGGATTGCTGAATTGGAGAGCGCCTTGGCGCAGGCGGAAGGTGAAGACACACCTATAGAGGATACAATCATTGAAGAGATTGAAGTTCATGGTGTGGAAATTGACGAACCTGAATACGTTGCTATTGATGAAGATTTAGATGAGACCAAAGAACCGCCAATGCCTGAGCCTTCTGAAAAGTTTCAGAATACTGTTTGGCCGGAAGAACTAGATAAAGATCCAGTAGCAGAAGTTGATTCAGCAATTGAAGAAGTGATTGAAGAAATCGTTATTGAGGATGTTACAAACGAAAGTACGGAAGAACAAATCGAAGACAAAGTACAAGAAGAAGTACAAGAAGTTTCTGATTTGGAAAGTGTCGCACCAGACGAAACCAGGGAACAGTATGTCGAACCAACAACTTTGCTAGACGGTGACAGTTCAGCAACAACTGGTCCACTTTCCAAAGAAGAAAAAGAAGAAGTAGAACTGCAATTAAAAACAATTGATTACCAAAGAGGTACTGGAAAAGTATTACAAGCAAGTCCACTATTTGAAGCAAAGCCAGACAATACTACTGTAATACAAAGTGGTTTTGGTAGTATGTTTCCAAATGACAGTAATGTTAAAAGAGGAGATATGTTTTTAAGAACAGATTATCTACCTAGTAGACTGTTCAAATTCAATGGAGATACTTGGATAGAAACATCAAAAACTTTAAGTAACAGTTATGTATATGATACTAAGTACGTAGAGTATTTGATTGACAAACTTCAAACAGGAGAGTATGAGCTCGAAGATTTAGAAGATCAAGAACAAGAGCAAATACGAGATTATTTACAGAATGTATAGCAATTTTGTTACACCACCAGATTTTGTGGAAGATGATTACCATAGTGTTCTTCTAATAGATCCTGTTGAATCGCAAGTAATGGACATTTCATTACTATGTAAAAGTGTTGGGTCAGATTTTAATGTCTATGTATACCTTGATCATTACAATGACTATAAATGGTTAGAGGAAGCATTTAACAGAAGTGATTCAGTACTTATTAATACAGTACCGAATTCTAGTTCAAAAGTTAAGGATAAACTAGTTGAACATCATAAATCACAACATTACGGTCCTAAACGTTTCTTTGATAACGATAGGCGTATTGAACTTCCAATTGAGTACTTTATAAACTATGTCAAAAAACATTCAACAAGCCAATATGCTGATTTGTAATTTTTGCGAGAAAGCAAAAAACGAAGTCAATAAACTTATAGTCGCAGATGGTGCGGCCATTTGTAATGAATGTATAGAGACTTGCTCAGGTATTATCACTAACGAAAAGTATACCGCAAGGTACAAAAAGTCGGGTATTTTTAAGAGTCTTGACCCGCTAAGAGTTAAAAAATACCTCGATGAGTTCATCATTGGCCAGGATAGTGCAAAAGAAGCTATCAGTGTAGCAATTATAAATCATTATAAAAGACTGTTCTATAATACAACAATTGAGTTAGAAAAAAGCAATGTTCTATTACACGGTCCAACTGGTAATGGTAAAACAATGCTGGCTAGAATTGTGGCTAAGTTTTTAGAAGTGCCTTTTGTAGTATGTGATGCTACTACACTTACTGAAGCAGGTTATATAGGCGAGGACTCAAGCAGTGTCATTGAACGATTATTAATGGCCGCTGATGGTGACCTTGAACATGCAGAACGTGGCATTATTTTTATTGACGAGATTGACAAGATTGGTCGTGTAGCAGATGCACACGGAAGTGTTGGGCGTGACGTCGGTGGCGAAGGTGTGCAACAAAGTTTACTAAAAATACTTGAAGGCGGAGATATAAAAGTATCTTATAACGACGGAAATCATAAAGAAGAAATTGACTTTAATACCAAAGATGTACTTTTTATTGCCGCAGGTGCTTTTCCTGATTTACAAAAGATAGCATCTAATAATGCAAATAAAGGATCAACAATAGGATTCGCATCAACGATTCCGGATCCTAATCAAGTAGTAACTCCAAAGATAACAGATTTTGTGCAATACGGAATGATACCTGAGTTCATGGGACGGTTTCCTATTACAATACAAGTTAAAGAATTAACTGACCACGAAATGCGTCGAGTGCTAACTGAGCCTAGAAACAATCTTATCAAACAATATTTTTTCTATTTTGATGTTGACGGTGTTAAGTTAGAATTTAGCCATGATGCTATTGATGCTGTTATAGAATTAACTGCTAAAGAAAAAATTGGAGCCAGAGGACTTCGTGCAATCATTGAAAAAGTATTGCACCCACATATGTTCAATTTGAGAAATTTGAAAAATAGTAACGTAAAGAAACTAACTATTACAGCCGACACAGTATTAAAACAACAACAACCAATACTTGAATACCACGACGAAAGGGGAATAGAAAATGACACAATTGAGCTTGGATCTTAGTATATCGGGAGACCAATATGAGTTTGACCTGGGAGACGAACCTGTTACTAATACTATCACTATCACTGCTCCTGATACGGTAAATGCATCGTTTACGTTGAATTCATCTTATGTAGGCGGTTCCACTATTACTGTACCAACGAGTAGCATTACTACCAATTCGGGTTTTAATAATTGGCTTACCACGCAAGAAAATTCAACGTTGACTGCTGATGACCTTGAAGTTCAAAATGACATTTTAATTGGTGGTAAAAGTGTAAATGCAACTCTTGAAGCTATTTGTAAGCATTTGGGAGTAATTGTACCAAAAGAAGGCGATTTAGATACGCCGGGTCTCAAAGACCTATACGAAAAGTATGAAATTTTATCCAGTTTGGTAAAAAAATCATAAATAATTTTGTAGAAGCTCTTGACTTTTAACGTAAGAGTAACTATATTATATATGTAGGTGCCGATTAGCGGGCCTACTTACATTAATCTTGCTTAATAAAGGAGATAGCAAATGAATAGATTAACAACTCTCGACCTCAATAAACTCACCCCACATGCACTAGGTTTTGATAGCCTATTTGATGGACTGCTACGTCAAGTAGAACATGCTCCACAACAGGGGTTCCCACCTTATAACATTCGTCAAGATGAAAACAAGTTTCAAATTGAAATGGCTCTCGCTGGTGTAGAACTAGATGATCTTGATATTGAAACTGCTGAAGGAGTATTGACTATAGTTCATGATCCTAAATCAGATTCTGACGAAGAAACAATGTTGCATAGAGGTATTGCAATTCGTAAATTTAAACGAAGTTTTACCCTTGCTGATGATGTACTAGTTAAAGGTGCCCGTATGAAGAACGGTATGTTGTTCATTGAACTAGAGAAGATCATTCCTGAAGAAAAGATGCCCAAAAAGATTGCAATTTCTTCAAGCTAGTCGTATACTCAGTTAGATAAAAAGGTGCATAGGATCAGTTTATAATAATTGGTCCTATGCACTTAATTTAAGTAAATAGTATTATTAACATTTAAGGGTTATTAACTGATGACAGACGCACTACCAGAACAAGAAGTTAAGAAGAAAACTAAAGCAAAAGAAAATCTTAGAGAGCCGGTGCGTTTTCGTGTAATTTACATCAACGATGAAGTTACCACAACTGAATTTGTTGTTGAAACATTGAAGACTATTTTTGATTATGATGAGCAACCAGCCGTTGCACTTACTCACAAAATACATCAAGATGGTCTTGCAACAGTAGCAGTATTACCTTTTGAAATGGCTGAACAAAAAGGTGTTGAAGTTACAATACTAGCACGAAATCACGGTTTCCCTTTACAAATAAAGATTGAACCAGATCAATGATATTTGCAAAAGCAAAAGAATTAAGAGATGAAGGCAAAACAGTAGGTATTACATTTAGTCAGTTTGACTTGTTACATGCAGGACATGTAGCAATGTTAAGTGAAGCTAAAAATCATTGTGATTATCTAATTGCTGGATTACAAAACGATGCCAGTGCAGTTGGACGCCCTGGTAAAAATACACCTATTCAAAGTATAGTTGAACGACAAATTATGTTAAGCAGTCAACGTTGGGTTGATGAAATTGTTGTTTATAACACTGAGTCAGACATCGACGATATCTTACTTACACTTCCAATTGATGTAAGAATTATTGGTGTTGAATATAAATCCAAGGGGTTTACTGGTGATCAAATCTGTAAAGATAGAAATATTAAAATAGTATACAACACACGAGATCATAGTTTCAGTAGTTCCGGGTTACGACAACGTGTAACATTAATGGAAGAACAAAACAACCGTGAAATTATATCATGATGAGAATGTTCCTGATGATGCATCTGATGAACATAGAGAAGTATATCTAAAATTACCTGGAAATGAAGACTTTGAAACCATGCTTGATAAGTGTGGTGGCAAGTTAATAAATGACCATATCTTGCACTTTCCGGTTAATGGTACTAAAACTGTTATACTCATAGCTGGTGGTCGCGGAGCATTAGAAATTCGCAAAGACTGGGATTTCCCAGCAGGACACCTAGTTCCAAGTAGTTTGGTTCCACATTTCCAAGAACAAGGATACAATGTAACACTGGTACACAGTGGCGATTATCCATTGCCTTGGCTTATTAATGTATTATTTTCTAAGATTCCTGGATTAGTGTTAAATGATAGATTTCAATTACCAAAAGTTTGGATGGAAAAAAATGCAACTTTCAATCTTAAACGTGCATTACATGCAGTACATGTAATTAGTAAAGAACTTAAACGTGCCGTTGATATGAGCGATGTTCCAGTCTGGTTAATGGGACAATGTAGTAGTAATTATATTATGTCAAGATACTATCATCATTTCCAAGATACATCTCCAATCGAAGGACTTATATTTTCTGCTGTGAATAGCCCTCCTACTCAACTAGGAAAATATGCTAAAAACTATTATGATCGTTGTAATTTTTTCAGACGGGATCAGCGGGTTACAGTACCTTTACATATTATACATCATGAACTAGATATATCAGATTACAC